TTAGCTAAGTGTTTATTGATATTCCCAATAAAGTGCGCTCTTGCTCCTCGTATTATTACATCTCTCATTTTTTATCCTTCCGTTATTATTACCCATTGCACATTATTTTCTGTGCTGGCTGTCCTAAAGTTACCTGCTTTAGACCAGTCAATGTCTTCTAATTTTTGCACAGTTACTTCTGCTACCTCTGGTTCATCTTGTTTGTTCATATGATGAATACCATATGCTAATGCGCCTAATACTAATAATGCTTCCATGTTAACTCCTTTCTGCTTTTGGCAAATACATAATAACTTCAGCCCTACAATCTGGATTAGGGCATGATAGGTTTGTTTCCATACAGAAGTTTTCAAATTCTTCTTCTATGTCATGGTCCCCACCCCAGATTAATTCTGTTCCACAATACCAGCAATTCATCACGCTGCCTCTATGTCTACAATTTCACACACACCAGCAGTACACGCTAACTCACGTCCACCTGATGTAGTATCTTCCTTCTCAAACTCTTGCAACAATGACCAGTCTACATTCTTTGGCATCTTTGTCAAGAACTTTTTGTATTCATCTTTATCTATATCCTGATAAACAGCCTGTTCATACGTGTGATCGCTGTGAGGAAAAAATGAAACACCAGATACTTCATCAAAATATTTATACACCCAAGCACCTACTTCCATCCATTCGTGTTCTTTGACAGTAATGGATACGGACGGTTTATGTTCACACCAGTAACGCTGATAGGTAAGCCATAACTCTAGCTGCTCTATTGCGTTCATTTGTGTTCTCGTTACTGCACCAGTTGGTGCTTTCATAGGAAAACTAAATACTGTTGTTGATTCAGGTTTCGTTACATCAGGTTCGGCAGGTATGCCCTGAGATATGAGAAACTGTGTTAGTGGATCTTTATTATCTCCACGAACAGTACGTATGTAGTATGGATTGTGCCTAGCATGTATACCTGACGCAGCGTCAGTAAGCTGTGACACAGTGCCGCTAGGCTTAACACAAGTAACTGCGGTAGATTGTATTATTCCTAATTGCTTTGCCATAGCTTCATTAGTGCGTACCGCTTCATCCTTTAGTATGCCAAGTAGTATGGGCAACTTTTCTCCGTTAGTAGAAGTCATAATGTTATCCATAATACCTGTTAAAGACACACCAAGCAAACGCTCTTCTTCTGTGTTGTCTTTCCATATTTTACGTAAGTACTTAAAGTTAGTTAGAGTAGCTTGAAAAGTGCCAAGTATTGTAGCAAGCCTAACCTTTTCTTTTAGTGTGTCCATAGTATCGCTTTCACGAATGACTACTTCAGATAGGTTACAGAACTGATAAGGACGTAAGATAATTTCAGAACAAGGGTTACAACCAAAGTCTTGTTCAGCATCACGTCTGCCATTCTTAGCGGCTTGTGCTTGTGCAGACTTTCTATTAAAAATACCACGCTCACCAGATTTACTATCGTAAAGAGACAACCATTCACGCATAAATGTACCCATCTCTGGCTTAACTTTATATGCCACAGAGTTATTTGCCAATGCACGTTGACCTTCATTCTCCCACCATTTACCTGATTTTGCGTGTGCCATCTGATCATCATTAAGATTAGATAAGCTAATAAGGGCTGACCTACGCACACCACCTACAACTACGACCTCACCAATCTTACACATAATGTCATGACATTCAATAGGATAGAGTCTGCGACCTGCTGCTCTCTTAAACTTTTCAACACAGAAATTAAATAACTCAACCAATGGTTGCGGGCCTGATGCTCTACCACCAAATGTCTTTAGCCTAGCACCTGCAGGGCGTACCTCTGATACATCCCATTCTGGTATCTGTCCTGCATACAACATAGCGATAAGTTCTTTCAAAGACTTTGCCCAGCCGGGTCTGCTGTCACCTACCTTAATAGCCGTGTCAGTCTTGTAGAAATCTTCTGCCACGATAGGTAGCTTGTCAATGTTGTGACGCTCTACACTAAATCCTACACCCGTGCCACACATAAGAATGTACATAGCCTCATCAAATGCACGTGGACTATCCACGGGTACATAGGAACAGTTATATCCACCTACATGGCATCTGTCCAGTGCGGGGCCACTGGTCATCAACGCTCTCATGCTAGGCATAATAGATTGATTTAGTACAGCCTCTTCTAATTCTGAACGTAACTCATCAGATAGTTTGTAGTTGTGGTTGTCGGCTAGATGCTTATCCATGTAGTCAAAGTATCTTTGCACAGTTTCGCCCCATGTTTCTCTACGTTGCTCATCTTCTTTCCAACGAGCATAACGCGACAGTGCTATAAAGTTCTGGTAATCTGTTGGTAATTGATTGCTTATCATATCTCACTCCGTAATTGTTCTAATGTGTTTAATGTTAGCCCCGTCTATATCATGGAAATATTCTTGTAGGCTATCCTCTAGTTCCTCTCCAACCCTACCATCCGCAGGTACAGGATAATCATCCTCATCTACCTCAATGGTTATGAACATTTTAACTCTCATCATTTGCCATAACCTCTTCTCGTAATCTTTCTAAATACCAATCCGCTTTGTCTAAATCTTCTATTGGTTTATCTTTGTAGTCAAATCTCCACAGATACTTCATAACATTGCCTTGAAGATAATATTTATAATTAGGCCCAAGAGCAGCTTGAATTGCTTGAATACACTCAATACCAGACTGATTATAGTGTGGTGGACTGTTGACCATATCAACAACATTATCACTTTGTTTTTTTGCCTGTGCCATACGTAACTCCTCCTGTCTCATCATTGATTTCATGTAATCTTCGTATCTACTCATGCTGATCCCTTAGTTCTAGTTGAAAAATCTATCTTAATTACGTTGCCATCATACACCTTTTCAACTTTGTTTTCAAGTTCTTTTTCTAATTGTAGTTCAATATCAACATCCTCATCCATAGCTTTTACATACTTATGCAGTACATCTCTAATAGTTTCTATTTCTTCCATTATAGGTAATGAAGAACACATCATTTTAACTAAGTGCATTATATTATAATATGCATCATCGTCAAGAGGATTACCCGGTAAAGTTATAATAGATAAATCAACTTCACCAGACCAAACACCTTCCTCATCCACGAAAGGACGCACTCGTATGATATAATCCTCATCGTTTATTTGTTTTCTCATTTGTTCTCTATCCATTACATTCTCCTTTTCACTGTGGAACTGGGGTGAAGTGTAAACTTGGGATGTTTATCTTTACCTTTTTCTTTTATCCAACACTCAGGTATGATCCTATCATAATATCTAAACTTATGTCTCACACACCACGTTGCATAACTTGTCTTAGATCCCTTTCTAATTTTTGCATTACTATTTTCAAACACAAAACGTATATCTAAATGTGGGTGTTGTTTACGAACAGCTAAATGTTTTCGTCTATCTGCAGAAGTAAACCTACCCTTAACCTCTATTATTATTCCGTTATTAAGTATGAAGTCGGGGGTATAAATTCTATATGCCATGTCTTGCCATTCTATTTTGATGGCCTCGTACTTGAACTTAACCTTGTCCGACTTCAGCTTATCTGATATGGTTAATTCTAATCCACTGCGAAAACCATATTTACGAGCTACTTTAAATTGATTAGCATTAACCAATGCTATGCTCTTAGTTCTACATATGCCACAGTGGGTGGATTCTTTGCCTGTGATTTTACAGCAGGTCTTTCCACCAAAGAAGGCCAGCAGTCAAAGCGATAAGAACAAAACTTGCAGCCAGTATTAAGCACAGTATTGCCTGTCTCCTTGCCTCTAAACTTCTCTGGTACTGGTTGAAAACACTTTTCAAACTTGTTCTCCTTTACTGTTTCAACGGTTTTCTTAATATGTGATATCTCTTTGTCAATGTCAAGACCCGTAGCTGGTACATATTTAAACTGCCCATTGGCTTTGTTTACAACCCACCAGCCGCCAACTTTTTTACCAGATGCTTTTGCGTATCCAGCTAACTGAGCCACATACCCGAAGCTATCACCGCTGGCAAGACTGTCATAGGATTCAAACTTGTTTCTGTATGACCAGTCTGAAGCTGATTTAATATCATCAACTGCACCATCAATGACGATGTCATAACTACCAGAAACGCTATCGTCACCAAGGTCAAGAGAAACTTTATCCGTGTCTTCATATTTAACTCCTGCTTCTTTTAATATTGCTTTAAACACTGCTTCAACTATATCGCCAAGCATCATGTTCATAACGAATGTGGTTGGTAGGGGTATAGCTGCCTCTGGTTTATTCTTGTCATACCAGAGTTGGCAAGTTGGCCTACCTAC